TGTAAAGGAGGATGTTCTACATTCTCATAATCTACCTTAAAGAATTCATCTCCTGCCTGAAGTTGTGTTCCCTGTAAAGCATAGCTTTCAAAAAGTCCTACAGTCTTCCCATTAAGTGATTCACAGAATTCACAAGCTCCTGGATTGGCTCTCCATTCCTGTTTCTTAACAATACTACTCTGTCTATATGATTCTAAGGCTGATTGATTACTCATAGCTATTGTTTCTGTTCTAGATATCAACTCTGCCTTCGTATCTTCTATACTTTTATATACTTTTCTGATTCTGCTCTTCAAATCAGCTATACTATCACCCTGTAAAATACCCTCTTGAATAGTAGCACTCAAATCATCAACTATATTCTTATTAAGAGTATCGAGCATTTTATCCGTTCTTACTGTGATATAGTCCTTAATGATATCCGTAATATCTAATGGATCTGTTATACCAATTAGCTCAGAAGCTATCTGCCCCTGCTCTTTGAATAGATCTAATCCCAAAGGTATCAAAATTCCTCTTAGTTTTGTTTTGAATTCTTCTGTATTAGGAATCCAACTATCCAAATCTTTCTTCTTTATTCCCTTTCCTTTGTTTCTCTCTAGTATCTGTTCTAACTGTATATTAAGCTCTTTCTTCAAAATCATCTTATACTTCCTTGCCCATACTTTTACATTTCTATATAGTAACTGTCTAAATATTTCTCCTTGTCCTTGCCCTATTCTAACCTCTTGTTTTGTCTCTTTCTCTACAGCCTTTTTAGGCTCTTCTTTTGGATCTTCTTCCTGCCCTTCAGGATTCTCTTCTGGTTGTTTCTCAGGTTCTTTTGGCTCAGTTGGCTCTGTAGGTTCTACAGGCTCTTCTTTAGGAATATCACCAACTGTAGCAACCATAGTAATCGGCATATAGATATAATCACCTCCTTCAAGAGGTTTATCTCCTCTCTCTCTTCTAATATCATTTATTGTAAGCCATTTATTTAATCCTTTGTCATACTCCTCTATTTTATCTTTTTCATTTACATATGTCATATCCTCATATGATAGATAGATGTTCTCTCCATATGTTGGTTCTACTAAAAAGGCATTGATATGATCCATAAACCTATCAATCTTTGGTCTTATTACATATTCTATGAATACTGATTTGGCTTCTCTTGCACTTGCTCTATTTACATCATCTGTGATACCAAGCATAGTCTTAGATACTCTAAACATGACCATAATATCGTCTCTAGTAATATTTTTAATCTCAGGTAGTGCAATATCTCCTAGCTCCATACCTAGCTTCTGATAATGCAAACCATCTACATCTTTGAATAACATTGTCTTTCCTGCATTCTTAGTCCCTGAATATTCATCTTTGAATGTTCTCTTTACTTTCTCCCATTGGTCTTCATCTATTGTTCCTTTAATACCTAATATTCCTGCTGGTCTTCCTGCATTATAGATAGAATTCTTTGTCCAATCAGCTGAGAACTCTTCTGTCTGTATATACATTTGTGCAGCTTCAATTACTCCCATACCTCTATATTGATTCATAGGGTTTGGATATTTGAAGTGTAATATCTCTTCTTTATCAAATGGTATCTTCTCTCCATTACCTTTAGAAAATGTATAACCCTTTACAAGTCCTCTAGGGTCTTGAGTATCTATAACTACATCTACCAAATCAGGTCTTAATAAATACATCTCTCTTGGCTTACCTGTCTTTGAACCTCTAGCTAAATACCAAAATGATTCTCCCATCAACTCCATAAAGGTGAAATGTCTCTCTAAGAATTGGAATTGTGATTCCATTGGGTTTGGTTTTCTTAGTAGTTTCAATATCTCATGGTTATTTATCATAACATCACCTTTTGCCATTCTCTGATATGCTTCTGGCTGTAACCCTGCACAGTTTTCTGCTATTGAGCTTACTATTGTATACACATATCTTTTATACTGCTTTAATAAATCGGTCTTACTCCAACTTGATGGATTATACCAACTTAAAAATCCAGGATTCGCAATAGAGTTACCGAGGAAGAACTTGGATATACCATTACCAGTTCTTTGTAAAATTGTTTTTATATTCATATTTATATGATACTGTTAAAATACAACAAAATCAAACCCACCACTATTTATTGTCCTATATGCCATCTCTAAAGCATCTAATACATCTAGATTTTCTGATTCAGGATAATCTTGCATTTCTTTCCATAACTCATTCTTTCCTTTGAAGTATATTTGTCCTGTATTGATAGCAGGTTCTAAACTCTCAATTCTAGATATCTTGTCTTTCTTTTGAGTTATCCCCTTGAATGGTATTCTCTTTCCAAGTTGTTTGCTCTTTTCATCTATTGTTTGTAGAAAATACTTCTGGAATTGAACACTCTCTATTACAAATCTAGTAAATTGGTATGGCATATTGAAAATAGTTCTGATAGTTTCTTCAGGTTTCATCTGAACTCCAATACTATCAACCTCATATACCTGTCCTTTACTATCTACACCAAGAACAACTATTCCTACTAGACTACCTTGCTTTGCTTGTCCTAAAGCAGGATCTAGTGCACCATAATATTTCAAATCTGGTGGCAATACTTCATACTTTGTAGGCTTAAAATATGTATATTCATTCTCTTGTGGAAACTCAACAAGCATATATCTCTTCCAGTCCTTAGAGGTCATATCTTTTTTCTTTCTAGCTAGTGATTCCTCTGATATTCTGCCCTCTTTAATTGCCTGCTCAAGTCCTATTCTTACTTTATGGTATGAAGGATCTTTGTAAGCTGTTTCAAATACACTACCTTCAATACAGTTTCCACTTTGGATTATTTTACCCCAGCCATTATCCTCTTCTGTCATTCTTACTATCTTTGAATACTGTTCTTCCCTCTTAATCAATCCTGCTTCTTCTAGAATAACTACATCTCCACCCTCACCAACAACACCCTCACCCTCTCTTGATATATTCTTACTATCTACAGAAGTTACATATATCCAACCACCTTTTACCCACCTCAAAGCCGATTTACTAATCTGTATCTTTAGCTTGTCTATAATCTCTGTATTCTCTGCATTGATTAGTCCTGCATACAAATCAGGGTGATCCCCAATATGTTGTAAGATATATTCCATAATCTTCTTAGCTTTAGCTGTGGATCCTGCTACTATTGGAACTTTAAGATGATATAGAACTGCTAGTAATATTGCACCCATTGCTATTATCTCTGATTTACCATACCTAGTTATTGCTGATATCCATACCTCTTTATAGTTAGGATTCAATACTGCTTCTATAATACAAGCCTGACCAGTAGTCATCTGATATGGCTCTCCCTTTTTATTCTTGAAGTAACTAGATACTAGGGTCTTGTGTAGGCTCTCCATCTCCGGGCTTAGCTTCACCATCTCCATCTTTTTCTGTATCTGTTGCTCCTTCTTTTGCTCCTCCATTCTTATATGCTTCCATTAACAAATTAGCAATGTTATCCGTATTGTTGATTGGCTTATCATCTGTAGTGAAATCTGCTTTCCTCTTAAATCCTCCATACTTCATTTGCATGGCTTCCCAATATTTGAAATTCTCAGTTCCTCTCTGTATCCCTATCTTATCTAATATAATCCTGTTCTCTCCCATTAGGTCTTTCCAAAAGCTATCCCTCCACTCTTTATATCCTTCCTTCTCCTCCCATTGATAGGTCATCTGTCTAATTGATTCTGCTAACGGAATATCTTTAATACCATCTATTGCCATTAGCTCTACTGCCTTATTAGCTGCTGCTGCTCTAGATGCTCCAATATAAGGATCTGCATATGCTCTCCAATAATAAATCTCTGTAATTGTTGGTTTGTATATTATTTCTTTTTCGTTAGTCATTTGTGATACCTTTCAATAATTGATTATATATCTCATAAGCTACATTTGCCATCATAATAGGTGGAACACTCATACCAACCAAGTATCTTACATCTATATCCATAAAGTCATAATCTAGTGGAAATGAGCTTCCTAGTTTAAGCTCTGTATTATTCAGTTTTCTAGGGCTATGAAATAAAATACTATTATTGCTTGCAATGATTGTTGATAATACTTTATTACGATATACATAAGATGTTGTAAACCAATTCCCTTTCTTTCCCTGTCTTATTAGTGTTTTAGCTAATCCAGATTCTCCATACTTCCTATTATCCCAGATCTCCTGTTCTGTTTGGGATAACTTCTTTGATGTGGGATCATCATCTTGCTCTATATCTCCAAATGGAATTCTATCCTCATTAAACTTTAATTCTAATCTCGGTAGGTCTAGATCCATTCTCCTTGCTATGATAAATACTCTTTGCCTTTTCTGGGGAACACCCATATATGATGAGTCTAACAAAAAGACTTGAGGGTCATAGTCTATAGCTTTCAACCTCTCCACTATTTCTTTAACATAAAGTTTTGCATTACCCACAAGCATTCCTTTTACATTTTCAGCTACTATAATTCTTGGTCTCAGTCTTTTAGCAACATCAATGAACTCAAAGAATAAATCTGATAGTTTCTGTTCTGATTGCCCCTCTCTAAACTTCTTCTTCTTCTTCCATACCTTTTCCCTGCTACCTGCTATTGAGAATGTGCTACAAGGAGGAGAACCATCTAAAATATCTAAATCAAATAGCTCTTCTGGCAAATCAATAGTTTTAAGATCTGATATACTGCCTAGAATAAAATACTTTGGGTTATGATTTGCCTTGTATACTTTCTCCATCTGAGGATCAATATCATTCGCACCTATTACATTATATCCTGCTAACTTATATCCCATACTAGATCCGCCACCACAAGCAAAAGTTGAAAATACCTTTCTTCCATGTTTTTCTATACCTTCTGCTGGATAACCATCTTCTAGTTTCCAGTTGTAATTGAATCTACTCATATTCTGATAATAATTTCATAATACACTCCTCATTAGATTCTGATTCTGTCTTCTCAACCGCATTTGCAAGAAGTTCTAATGCTTTCATATAGTCTTGCCTTTTTAGTCTAAATACTAATAGTCCCATATCCTCGACCATCTCAGTATCTATTTCTGTTTCTTCTGGGACAATATTATCTATAACATCGGCAAAACCAAACTTCTCCAACGACTTTGCAAAATCATCAGCTAGTTTATTAGGATCATCTTCTCCCATATGTTTATTGTCAAGAATAATAACATCATTCTTTTCTTCTTCGGTTAGCTTCCTTTCCGGGATAGATACCTCTACCTCATAATCTTCACCATACTTTTCTAGCAATGCTTTATATTTCTGGTTACCACCAAGGATTACTCCATCTATATCTGCAATAAGTGGCTTGAAATTGCCTATCTTTAGGGCATTTTGTAACTGCTCATATGCTCTTAGTGAGATTGTTCTTGGATTATTTTCTAATTCTTTTAGGTCTTTGAGTTTTTTCTTCTCTGTGTGCCATTGTATCTCAGATGACATAGTATTATTGGGCAAAATTATATAGCTAGCATAGATTTTCTTACTTCTTCATTATACTCTATTCCTCTCCAGGTTTCATTATCTTTAATCCACATTTTCTG